GCTTGTTGACATGGAAAGCGAAGGTTACGAAGCGTGGGCGGTTGTTCTTCCAGCTTCAGCAGTCGGCGCGCCGCACCGGAGATATAGATTGTTCATTATTGCCAACAGTGACAGTGGACGACTCGAAAAATGTGACACGCAAATCTGGGCAATTCCAGAGTTTAACCAGACTTGTGATGAACTCGGATGCAACTGGATATCTGAATCCGGAGTTTTGCGAGTGGCTGATGGGGTTCCCCATCGGGTGGACAGAATTAGATGCCTCGGAAACGCCGTAGTGCCACAGCTCGCCGAGCTCATCGGTCGCAGAATCGTGGAGCTGTCGTGAACCAGAAGCAGCGACACGCCAAGTTGGAACGATACCGAGCGCAACAGAAGCGTATCGCATACGAGCGTGACGGTGGTATGTGCGTGTTCTGCGGTGCGCCTGCGGTGGATCCGCACCACGTCTACGGCAGAGCTAGCACATGGCAGGACGACGGATCCCACGAAGAGCGGGAGCGCGCGGATAAACTCTTGTGTGTGTGCCGATCTTGCCATGATCGGTGTCACGGAGTACGGCAGCCGGTGATCTCGAAGGCGTAACAGGTACGAATGTTGGAGAGAGTGGGGAATGGAATTCTGGCGAGAGTTAGGGACATGCGTTCTGCTTTGGTGCAATCATAATGAACACGTGTGTATTTCAATTAGGATGCGAAACATGAGGAAACATACCACAGGAGGTACGCGGCATGACCAGGCACAAATCTGAGTACCAGCAACCGACGCACGTATTGGAGCCATCGCATATAAATGCGGCGCTGGACGCACTGACGGAATACGAGCGCGAGGTAGTCATGGCGCAGGCGAAACGACTGGCAGACGATATACCACGGGCCGGGGCAGGCATTGCGCTGGAAATATTGGCGCGAATTGGAGCGGTTCTGTAATGCCAGGTGGACCAGGCTTCACTGAACGCGCACTCTGGTTGATGATTCGGCGGGCATTGCTCATGATTGCCGATGCCATCGAGCGTTATTGGGGATGCGATCAGGATTCCGTGTCAAATAAGTGACCCGGAATGATTGACAGATCATCTGTTCTATGGTATACTTGATTTAACATGTTAATAAGGTTGACCGGGCACCCTCCGCAGAGGCTCCCCGCGATACAACAAGGTCACCGCTTAGGCGCTCACCTTTGGTGCATTGAGAGATGTATCAAGCGTGGGCGCTTTTTTTATTGCTCAGGAGGGACACATGACATTCAACGAGTTCTTGCAGTATGCGGCGAGCCCTGGCGTGAACGTGATCGTCGGATTCATTCTGTCGTTCGTGGCGGAATGGATACCAGGCTATGAACAGGTGGACGCCAAGCTCAAGCGGCTGTACATGATGCTGCTATGTTTCGTTGTGCCGGTGCTGGCTACTTTCCTAATGGGCCAGTTCGGGCAAGATGCGATATGGCAGGCGCTCATGGCCGGCTTTACCGCGTTCTTCGGATCGCAGGCTGCGCACGTCAGAGAGATATAAATCACACGAAGGCGATACTTGCGACCCAGTCCCGGCTTTCCGGTGTAATCGAGGTCGCTATCGCCATTTCACGGAGAATTCTATGCCACCAATCGATCCGGTCACAACGCTAGACACAGCCGCACAATGGGGTTTCGCATCATTCATCGCCGTACTGATTTTCATCGTTCTGATCGGTATCGTCTTCTGGCTGATGAAAATGGTTATCGAAGCGTTCAGGACTAATACCGAAGTTGTTGGTGATTTCAAGCACGTCGTCTCGAAAATGTGTGACGACCTGGGCGAACACGACACGCACGCTCGTGAAGTTGGACTGGCGGCTGTTGGTATTGCGGACGATGTGAAAGACGTGAAACGGGACACGACAGATATTAAGACTGGACTGGGGAGACTGCTTGACCGTGGGTAAACATGGAGACTGTTGAATTCGTGGCGAGTGTTTACAAGGTGCAGACGTTGGCTACAGATTGCGGAGTGCGCGTCACGCTCGATTTACCAGAGACAGCGATCATGCAGATGGCGCAGCTTGCGGAGTGTAAGCGCGCGGGTGTTGTGTTGAAGTTTACGGCTCAAGTACAACAGGACACATTAAAAAATGGCGAACGGGAATGGCAACGGGAATGGTAAATATAGCGTAGAAGAGATAATAGCCGCAATACAGAAGGCGCGCGGCAATCTATCTCATGCTGCCCGTATCGTGGGATGTGCCAGAACGACTCTCCACCGCTATGTTAACAAGTATTCAACAGTCGCCGATGCCTACGAAAACGAAAACGAAAAAACCATTGACCACGTAGAAGATCAGTTGTTGCGCCAAATCGACGACGGCAACATTACGGCGATTATCTTTTTCTTGAAAACGAAAGCCAAGCACCGCGGCTACATCGAGCGAGCTGAAGTCACCGGCAAGGACGGGGCGGATCTGATAACGTTAAAATGGCCGGAGGATCAAAACGGTTGACATTACATTACCAGCGTTACACAAAAACCAACTGGTCGTTGCCAAGCATCAACATCGTTTCAAAGTGCTGGCGTGTGGCAGGCGCTGGGGCAAGACACGCCTCGCGGCGTCAATCTGTACGCTTATTGCCGGTAACGGCGGCGCAGCGTGGTGGGTCGCTCCAACATATCCCATGTCGAGCATCGGATGGCGGCTTATGAAAGCGTTGGCGAAACAGATACCAGGTACAACGCCGCGAGAGTCGGACCGGATGATAATGTTCCCAGGTGGCGGATGGCTGCAATCCAAATCCGGCGACAACCCGGATTCATTGCGCGGTGAAGGTCTCAACTTCGTAGCTATTGACGAGTGCGCCTTCCTGAGTGAAGCAGTCTGGCAGGAAGCGTTGAGGCCGGCATTATCTGACCGGCTGGGCGGCGCGATGTTTATCAGCACACCGAAGGGACGCAACTGGTTCTGGCGTCTGTGGCAGCGCGGCAATTCCGGCGACGCTGAATTTCAATCATGGCGGTTCCCGACCAGCGATAACCCGTATATCGCAGAATCAGAAATCGAAGCGGCGCGTCAATCATTACCAGAGCGAATATTCCAGCAAGAGTATCTAGCCGAATTCCTCGAGAACGAAGGTGCGGTATTCCGCAACATCGGAGCGTGCATCAATGCGCCAGAATCTACACCGGAAGCGCACAAGGGACACCGTGTCATCATGGGTGTGGACTGGGGCAAGCACAACGACTTCACATCATTGAGTGTAGGTTGTGCTGATTGCCACATAGAGCTGGCGCTGGATCGTTTTAATCAGATTGACTATTCATTCCAGCGGGATCGGCTTAAGGCGTTGTCAGACAAGTGGGGCGTCACGGACATACTCGCAGAGTCTAACAGCATGGGTGAACCGAACATCGAGCAGTTGCAGCGTGAAGGGTTCCCGGTGCGACCGTTCCAGACTACAGCATCCAGCAAGCCGCCATTGATCGAATCGTTGGCACTGGCTTTCGAGCGTGAAGAGATGCAGTGGCTGGATATTCCAATCGCAACGGCAGAGCTGGAAGCATACGAGCGCAAGGTATCGCCAACGACGGGACGCAGCCAGTACAGTGCGCCGGAGGGGCTCCACGATGATACCGTGATAGCACGAGCGTTAATGAATTGGACAATGCACGAAAAACAGTATGCACCTCCAGGAGCGGTGAAATATGCCTGATCCGGTACAGCAATCATTTCTGCAATGGCTGGTCAACGAAGACAGCACGCGGCAAGACAACTACCGCGCTTATCGTGAGTACTACGACGGCGACCACGATACCCAGCTCACCGAGCGGCAGCGTAAATATCTGCAAGTCAAGACGGGCCAAGAGTTCAACGACAATTATTGTCCCATTGTGGTAGACGCGCTCAAGGAGCGATTGAACGTAATCGGATTCGATGCCGCCGACGCGGAGCAGCTCATGGAGTGGTGGAACGCGAACCGTATGGACGCGCTGCAAGGCGTTGTTCATCTCTCAGCCATTCGCGATGGCGACGCTTACGTGATGGTCGAATGGGACAACGAACAGAAGCGTCCGGTATTCGTGCATGAGTTGGCATATGCCGGTGATGTTGGCGTCAAGGTTCACTACTCGA